GCACGTAGCCCTTCAAGTAGAGCGTCTTTCTTTGTCAAAATTACCATTATTTTAATTCTCCTTAAGTGGAATTTATTAAACCATTATACATCAATAGTTTATAAATGTCAAGGGAATTCAGGAAATTAATAGTCCCAAAAGATAATTATTAGAATTAGGAAGAAAAAGATGATACCCCACATACAGATATTTATGTATGTTTTCCTCTTTATTGTATGCGCATACAAAAAGCGCCCCGAAGGGCGCCTTAACTTGCATGGCATGTTCTGTTATTCTTTCTCAGCAATCGGGCAGTAGATAGCTTGTGTTCGAAGTGCCCGCTCATATTTACCATGTTGGCTGAAACTGAGTATGCATGAATCACTAAGATCGCAGGGCTGGAAGTGTTCGACAGTGCTTGTCGCCAGCCCACATTGGCCTTCTGGTGTTTGCATGTAGAGAATAAACCGCCCAAGACTTAATACAAGAAGGACAGCTACGATAGTCCAACATACAGCTATTAATCTGCTTTTACTCATAGCACTCGTCATCCTCTTTCAGTACATCTTCAGGAACGTAATCCATGTACTTCGCGATCAAGCGATCTTGCGCTGCAATGGTAGCAAGCGTTGCCTCAGCTTCTTCCATCGTCAGTACTACTTCATCTTTGCCATCGCGCTTTGCGAAAAATCGTTTTTGTGCTAGTGAATACATGATTATGCAGTCGCCTTCTTGGCAGCGTTCTGTGCTTCCATCAGCTTCGCTTTGCGACCATTGTGCGACAGACAAGTAAAGCTTGCAGCTTTTTCCCAAGTCTTGTCACAGATAGCTGCCAGATCAGCAACTTTCAGTACAGTACGCAGAGACAACTCAGTAAGATGGTCAACGTTATCGTACACGTAGTTGACAACATCCTTCTCAAGCTTCGCGCCCAGCTTACGATCTTTCAGCATACCAGCATCAACTACTTGCTTAACGCGGAGCAACTGCTCACGACGAGTATCAAGACAAAGATCAAGATAATGTACGCGAGACATGATTGCTTCCAAGTGAGGAGCCAGCTTACGTACTTTACACTGGTCGAACTTGATGTTAGTCAGGAAGATAATGCTGCCCTCGAACTGGAATGAGTTCGGGATGTCTGTCTTATCAAGAGCAGTAGACTCTTTCAACCAACAAATCTTACGCTTCTTTTTCGTATCCATCGCAGCCTTCAGCATGTTCAACTGAATTTCTTCGAACAGTGCAGAGTCACAATCGTCAAATACCAAAACGTTTCCAGGCTTTCTCCACTCCCAAAGCTTTTGGTACAAGCCAATTCCAGAAGTACCACCAGTAATGATTTCGAACTTCTCAGAACCATTCTCTTTAAACATGGCTTGCATGTTCAAACGATTCAGAGTCATTTCAACACCATATGACTTACCAACACCAGCGGGGCCAGAAATGATAAGACCAGTGATTTGATTCTTCTGCGCGGCAGAAGTCAAAGTTTCGATGTACTGGAAAGTTTCAGTGATACGCGCAACAGTCTGCTTGTCTGTCTCATGGAAGATTGGAGCAGATTCTTTTGTGTCGCCAGCAGGAGCAGAATAAGTACCAGCGATTTCGCCAATAACTTTAATGTCTTTTGATTTGACGTTAATACGAACGTCAGCGTTCGGGCCAGCACCAAGCTTTTCAAGTGACTTGTCGCTACGAACAGTAACGAAACCACCCTTCTTGCCTTTCTTCCATTCTTTGACCAATTCGAAAATACCAACAACATCTTGGTTGCGGTACGTGCCATTCTTAACTTCAACTTGTGCTAACATTTATGAGTCCTTATGTGGGTAAGTGCTTTCACTCAATCTATAGTACCATTATACAGGAACTATAGGTAATTGCAACCTTTTAAACAACTGAATTCTTAAGGATATCAAGCACTTGCAATTATTTTCGTTTTTATAAGGATATCAACGGGGTAACCCACGCGTAAGTCGTTGATTTATATAGGGGTAAAAATAGGAAGGATAATAAGGTGTTTTTCACCTTGTAAGGTGCTTACATTATCGTCGCATCGTCCAAACCAGCGGTTCGGAGTTTGACGATATTGTTGATTTGGAAACTCTTGGCCTCGATCCCTTTGTGAAGGCCGATCCACTTGTTGCGCAATAATGCAAACTCATTTATAAGCATTGCCATATCTGCTACATCAGAGTCGCCGTCAGCATATATTCCCGCATCCCTAGAACTCAATGCTCTATCGTTATGCTCTAGATAGTTACGAAACGCTTCGGTGCGAATTCTTTGTAGTTTGATATTGAGGTACTCTAAGATTGCTTCAATTTCTTGAAGTTGATTGTAGCGCATTTCAACGACTCCTGGAAGTTCTGCTGATATGCGCTCCATTGGTCTGCCCTTAAGACTAAGATCAGTTTTCTTTGCCAACTCAAGCTCTGCTTCGAAATGTTCGATAGCACCAGTTAAATTGCCAATGTCTTTTACAATCTTATTGTACCACATATTAGTCCGCTGTCTTGTCTTCTGCTTTGACCAGAGTAGCGTTTTCTGCCAAAGCGGCCTTTTCTGCTTCTGCTTCTGTAACCTTTATTGAGTGCAGAATTCCATTGCGCATTGCTTTTGTAAACATAAGTGCGCGAACACCCGCGTTTGGAAAACGACGATTCAATTGCATTGCGCGTGGAGCTACGTCCAAGTGGTCAATCAATTGTTGATGTAAATTTGTGATTATTGTTGGATCACAAATCTCAGTAATCAAGTCCACATCACCACCAAGTTTCTCTAGAATAAGATCAACTGCTTCCAATGCCTTTTCTCCATCGCCTGTTTCAATCTTTTCGATAAAATTTTCAATTAGTACTTTCATTAGTAATATTCATCCTCTGTTTCTTCAAGATCGTCTAGATCCTCTTCACCGAAGTATGTATGTACGGCTGCATGAAGTTCTTTGTCCAAATCTGCTCGTAGCTCAATTCCATCTGCATATCCATATTCATCACAAATACAAATAAGAGCATCAGCAGCATCTAGTCTGTCTTTCTGTGGTATTAAATCTTTCATTCTAGTCCACAATTCAATTATAAAATCATCCCTCATCTTTCTCTTCCTCTTGTATATGGAAAGCAACAATTTTACATGCATCGCAAGTTTCGTAAACGATTGTCTTGTCTTTAGCCATGCAACGACAAGTGTTAATTGTCTTATCACATTCTTTGCATTTTATTGTTCTGTGTCCGTGAATGCCCATTATACTTCCTTTTCTACCGTTTCAGTGGTCTGCTCGTCTTCTGCGTGGATTTTGTCAGCAAGATTGTAATTTTCGTTCTTTTTAATCTTGTCGAACTCATCCATCACCCTATCCAAGCAACCGTCTGTATTTAGCTTCCATGCCTTCTGGAACTTTTTAATTTCAGTTCCATCGAGTGCGGTATAGATGTAGCTATTGCCCTCTTTTCGTAACAAGTCCATGCCATCTAGCATATCGAACAGTCCAGAGTACGGATCCATTCCAGTATCATATGGAATGTGTACTTGTACGCTCTCAAATGGTTTAGCATAGCGTGATTTTACAACTTTACAACCTGCTCGTATGCCCTTTACTTGTGTAATCTTGTTTCCTGCTGCATCTTCCTTCAGTTTCATCTTCTTCATTGCTACAACAATTGAACTTGCGAAGATAACACCCATGCCACCACTGATTACATCATCGGGGTCGAACATATTTTGTGATTTATACGTGTGGTTGGTCGCAACGAAACCAATGTTCCATTGTGCGATCCTATTTACAGTTTGCTGTACGAGTGCTTTTAGGGCTTTAGCTTTACGTCCCATGTCACCCTTCATATCAGCCTTTTCGAATTGATTGACCTCTGTTGGTGTTGATAGCATACCCAACGAATCGACTACGAATAGAACTTTTGGTCGTTCTTCTTTGTCAACTCCATCATATTTTGATGCATAGTCTTTTACAAACTCATGTAAGATGCCAGCCACTTCATCGACCATGCTAATGCCAATTCGAAGTAGTTTATCTGGACTAGTATCAACGCCAACGGCGTGTAGCCATTGTTCGTCTAGCGCATTCTCAGAGTCGAGTAGTACGCAAAAGATGCCCTGTGCTTGCGCATTACGCACAAGATTACCAGCAGCAATATAGCTTTTTCCAGATCCTGACTCACCAGCAAAGCATGTGACTTTGCCTAGTGGGATTCCGCGTTCGAAATCGCCTGAAATCAAGTAGTTTAGTGTATAGTTTCCAGTACTAACCCAAGTATCGGGGTCATTGAAGCCCGCTGCGATGCCTGGAAGTGCTTTTGTAATTCCCTTCCGAAATTTATCGGGATTGAATGGTTTTACCATTTTCTTATTCTCCAGTGTAAAGAAAGGGGCGAGAAGAACTCGCCCCTATATCATTTATGCGTTATCGCGGTTGCGAATCTTAGCAAGAATGTCTTGTGCAGTTTGACTTGATGCTGTAGAAACATTTGGTGATTCTACTGCTTCTTCTACTGTCTCTTCCCTTGTTGGAGAAAGATTAGCTACACGATCAACATTTGGTGAAACTGTTGATTTTGGTGCTGCTGTAGATTCAGTTGTCTGCTGCTTGCCTGCGCCATCATACTCAAGGCCCCAAGGACGATAGTATGCAGCCCAGCGGTCTGGATCATAAAGTTCACCTTCCAATGAAGCTTCGAACATCTCAAAGATAGCTTGCACACCTTCTGCTGTTGGCTTCTTTGGCATCCAATCAGTAAGTGTAACTAGACCGTTTGTATCAACTGCTGTTAGCTGTTCTTCTGTAAGAGCGGACTCTTTACGTGACCAGCTAGAAGTGTTGTAGTCATTATACTGACCCTTCTTCGTACGGGTGATGCGGAAATTGATTCCATTGAGGTAATCTGTTGGTAGATGTTCCATATCAGGATCCATCAAAGCATTCTTCACGATGTTGTAAAGCTGCTTTCCTAGATTGATACGACGAATTGGGTTCGCTGGAACCTCATCTTCGTTCAATGGGCTATCCATTACGAGACCCTGGAAAATGTAAGAACGTTTCTTCCAGTATTTACGAGCAATTTCCTCAAGAGAGGAATCTTTGAACATTGGTCGTAGCTCTGCGTGAACAGGACATGTATCGCCCCACATTTCTACGCAAGGTACTTTAATGTAAACTCGTTTGTTCTCGTCGCCGCCTTTGACACCTGGGAATTCCAAGTTAATCATCTGAATCTCTTTCCAGAAAAAGGTATTATCTGGATCAGCGTCAGGTAGAAAGCGGATTTGTACTGTTGAATCTTCAGGAATCTCCCAGAATGGGTAGACGAGTGAACTTCCTGTTGTACGTTTGTTTTTGTTGTTATTTTCGAGAGCTTCAAGTTTTGCTCTCATTTCTGCTAGTGTAGCCATGATTATTACTCCATAATTATTATTTTTGAATGCGTACCATGTTGCCCAATATAACTGCATTATTTTTATATTGGGTTGAACGCATAGTGTTTACACATTATACACGTTCTAACTAAATCTGTCAAGTCTTTATTAACAGATACTATTATTTATCATTTTTGAAAGCAGGAAGGGCTTTATCGAGGAAATAAATTACTCTACTTCGCCTGTTCCATTACATTCTTTGCACTCATCTTCATCAAAGATGCTATCTTGTGCATCGCCAGATCCGTTACATTCTGGACATTCATTTGCGGCTGCTGGATCAGCAACTTCCGTAATTCCTGCTGCTTTCCTCAATTCGTTTAGTGATTCATCGAACTGTCCTTGATCCCAGTCATCTCCGCCCATGTAGTCTTGCCATTCATCATATTCTGATGGTTGGCCGTCAAATTCTTCCTCGTCTTCAACTTTGCCAGTTCCGTTGCATGAGTAGCAATCAGATACATCGTCTAAGCCAATACCAGAGCCGTCGCAATCTTCGCAATCTGGTCGCTCAATGTCCATGCCAACAGCATCTTCTGGTGGTAGTCCCATGTGAGCACCTGCTGCGATCTCACCTGCGTGATGATCGTCATAATCTGCTTCGTTTACTTGAAGCTGATAGCCACAACGATCACATTGCTTCGCAGGCCCCATCATTGTGTCACCTTTGTGCATTGTGCCTTTGCGACAACGAATACATTTCTCGCCTTCTGCTTCATCTATTTCACCAGCAAAGTTAAGATTAACAATCTGGTCTTCTTCTTCGAATCCACAAGTGTCACACACGTAGAAAAGATCATCACCATGCCTGTCCATTAAGTCAGATGCGAAATCGCCGCAGTTAGAACATTCACGCTTTGTTTGTGGCTCATATGGATCAGCAAGAGTTCGGTCTGCTTCGTTTACTTCACCATGATGTTCTGCTTCTGTTTCGAAACTGCAATCTTCATAACAGTTAGAACACTTGCCAACATCTGGATCACTCTCTACGCCGCAGCAATGGCTTACGATTGTATTTTCTGTGTATTCTTCTT